ATGGCAAGGTGCAAATGCACAAGGTTATGTTCGAGATGGTTATCAAGCAAACGACATTGTTTATTCAATAATCAAACTAATTACGGACAAAGCAAAGTTGGCTCCATTCCATGTTTATAAGGAAGTGGACACTCAAGCTGCCGCTCGTTATAAAGCCTTGATGAAACAACCAGACAAAATTACAAACTGGCAAGAGGTAAAAGAATTGCACACAAAAGCGTTTGAGATTTACACTGGCGATGCAAGACTAAACGATTTATTGAAATATCCAAACGAGGAGGACACTTTTGCTGACTTAGTTGAGCAATGGTGTGCATTTAAACTAATCACTGGAAACTCTTTTATTTATGCAAAACTTATCGAGGGAGGTGCAAACCAATCAAAACCATTCGAGTTGTACGCACTACCATCTCAATACATGGCTATCATCGCAGACGTGGAAGTCTTTCCACCAGTGCGAGTGGGGTACCAATTATTCTATGGTAAGTTGTGGTCATTTGATCCAAAAGAAATATTGCACGACAAATACTTTAACCCAGCATGGAACGTAACTGGTAACCAGCTTTATGGTCAATCGCCTTTATTAGCTGCTGCAAGAACTTTGACTCGTTCAAATGAGGCTAAGACTGCTGCCGTTAGTGCGTTTGAGAATGGTGGACCAGCTGGAGTTTTATACTTTAACGATGACCGATTTGATCCTAATAGTGGGGCACAACAAGCCCAAGCACTTAAAAAGTCTGTTGGCGAAAAAAGTGGCTCATCAAATTACAATTCAATTGCCGTGTCTGGTTACAAGGTGGATTGGAAACAAATCGGATTGAGTCCAGTTGAGTTGAACATTATCGAGAGTGAGAAATGGGATATGAAATCCCTTTGTAACATTTATGGTGTACCATCTCAATTGTTAAACGATAGCGATAACAAAACATACAACAACCAATTAGAGGGAGAGAAAGCATTGACTTTGCGTTGTGCTATTCCTTTGCTTGATGGTATTGCAGAGAACTTAAACCGAAAGTTAAAGAGTGATTGGGGTTATCGTGGACAAAACATTTACATTGGATATGACATCAAAGTGTATCAAGAATTAGAGGCAAACAAGACAGAACAAGTTGATTGGTTAGATAAGGCTTGGTGGATTGCACCAGCACAAAAGATGGAAATCATGGGCATCAAGACTCCAGAATATATCCCACAAGAGGAAATGGAAAAACTTTACATCCCATCTAACTTACAAGCACAAGATCAGTTCATGCCATTAGATTTACCAACCGACCAAAACCCATAATATGCAATTTGTAGAATTTTTAAGCCATTTACTTGATGCCAAAGAGCAAACAATTGTATGGCACAATCAAACGATGAGTTATGCAGAGCATAAGGCATTGGATAAGTTTCAAGATGAATTAGCCGAGTTGTATGATGGGTTAGTTGAGAGTGTAAGTGGAATCTATGGTCGCCCAAAGGGTTATTCTGTGGGTACATTGCAAGACTACAAAAGCAGTGACCAATTGATGAAATACTACAAAGAATTGTATTTATACATCCAGACCGAAAGAAAGACTATTTATCAAGAAACTTGGGTACAAAACCAAATAGATGAGATTGCTCAATTGATTGGCAAAACACTTTACCTTTTAACTTTAAAATAATGAAACACATTGACATCGTTCTTAAGTCATTAAACGATTTAAGCAAACACTTAGAAGAAATCAAGGCAACAACTGGTATGAATAAGATGGGTGTCACTCATGCTGCCGAGTTAGTTGCTAATGGTAAAGTAAGCAAACCAAGTTCTTGGAATCCACCAAGTGCAAACGAGGAGAATGCTTACATCAAAGAAAATGGCATGGCAAAGTACGGAATGTGGTTTCTTGGTGTTGATAGCAATGTAAGTGCGGAAGATAAAGGACATTGGCATTACATTTACACAAGTGACTTTAAGACTGTTGATCGTGCTGGATTGATTGCAATCCGCCAAAGGGCTGGTCAACAAAAGCAAACCGATGTGTTTAATGCAGCAGGTAAGTTATTAGAGAAAATTGATGCATAAATGATTTGGCACGACTATCGTAAACTTTACGAGAATGCAATAAAACAATATTCCCCTAAGTTCAAAAAAGAACTACAAAACCAGGTGGATGAGTTTTGTCGTACCCAAGATTATGCCTCAATAACAGATAAAGGGCTCAAAAAGACCATTAAAAGGCTTCATGTTGCCTTAGGAACCAAAATGGCTGCCATTTCCTCAAGAGACATTAAAAAGTCCGTTAAATCGGCTGAATTGCCCCAAGAAAGCAAATCCGAGCAAACTGATATATGGGCATACACTATTTTGCAATTCTTAGACCGAAAGGGAGTTGATAATTTAGCTCAAGAATTAACGGACACAACCATAAAACAAATACAAGCATATTTATCCAAATCGTTAACGGAGGGATTGACTATGCAAGAAACGATTAAGAATCTTCAATCCGCTGGGATAACAAACTATCGTGCCGAGTTGATTGCAAGAACCGAAACGGCAAAAGCAGCTAACATTGGTTCAATGGTTGGGGCGGTTTCAACAAACTTGGTAACTGTAAAAGAATGGATTTCGGCTAAAGACTTTAGAACGAGAAGAATCCCAAGAGATATGTTTGATCATCTTGCAATGGATGGAATGCAAGTTCCTATAGATGCATTTTTCCAAGTGCCAACCAAGAAAGGATTTAACGAACCAATGTTACATCCTGGCGATGTTCATGCATCAGCTGGGAATGTTTGTAATTGCCGTTGTACCTTAGGTTATGAGGCACAAAGAGACTCAAAAGGCAAATTGATGACATACACAAACAATCCTCCAATGGGAGATGTTGGTTTAATCTTTACTTTACTTTCAAATTCAATAGGGAGAGAAATCTCTCAACTAATAGCGGAGGCAATCCTATAACAAAAAAAATATTAACTTTGGCTTATGAAAACATTTCAATCTAAAGATATACTTATCCAAAAGGGCGACACTCCATACTCTGTGATGGATGTTGACATGGCACAACGTAGAGTTAAAGCCGTATGGGCAAGATGTGGCAATGTTGACTTAGACAATGACATTATCGTTCCAGAGGCATTTACAAAGACTATCAAGGAAAGAGGACCAGCTGGGAAAAACTTAGTTTGGTCTTTGGTTGACCATTGCACCGAAATGGATGCCGTAATTGGTAAACCAGAGCAATTATACATCGAGGGCGATATGCTTATTGCAATCACTCCAATTGTTGAAACCGAGAAAGGCGAAGACATGATCAAGATGTACGATGCTGGGTTAATCAACCAACATTCAATTGGCTTTAGTACCTTACAATCAAACGTTGATAAGAAAGGAATTAGAACAATAACAGAATTGAAACTTTATGAGGGATCAGCCGTTTTATGGGCTGCAAACCCAGAGACTCCGACTTTAGATGTTAAAGGCGAGGTTAAAAAAGGACAATTAGTTGACCGATTAGAGAAACTATCAAAAGCATTTAAGTCTGGTCGTTTTACCGATGAGACATTTGCCTTGATGGAAATCGAAATAAAAAAGATACAAGCTGAATTATTAGCAATTCAAATCGTTGATGAAATCACTCAATCCGAGCAATCAATTGAGCCGAAAGTTGATGAGAAGAAAGAAGATAACGAGCAAGTATTAAAGGCAATCCAACAATTTAACAATCTATTTAAAAAGTAAACATGGAATTAGAAAACCAAATCAGCCAAATGGCTGAAAACGTTAAGGGCATCAAGACTGATGTTGCTAACGAAATTGAATCAGCAAAGACTGAAATCAAGAGTGAAATCAATGTAGTTAAGGATGAAATGCAAAAGCAAATTGATGGTGTATTAGCATCTCAAAAGAAAGCTGAAGCTAAGAAAGAATCTAAGACTATTGATCAAATGATCCTTGAGAAATTAGATGGTAAGATGGGCGAGTTCGAGATGGCATTAAAATCATCTTCTGGCTCTTATCGTATCGAATTACCAGAGGTAAAAACAATGTTATTGAGCAATAGCTTAACTGGAGATCCAGTGGCTACTTATGCTCCTAACCAAGCTATCTTCCCAAGCCAAAAAGTAAACTTTAGAGACTTAGTTCCTACTGTTCGTTCTACAACTGGCTTGTATGTGTTCTACGCTGAAAACACTGGCGAAACTAACAACATCGGTTTCCAAACAGAGGGTAACGATAAAGGAGAGAACAACTACGCATTAACTGAAACTAAAGTTGTTACAAACTACATCGCTGGTTTTACAACTTTCTCTAAGCAAATGAGTAAGTCTTTACCATTCATCAGCCAAACTTTACCAAGATTATTACAAAGAGATTTCTTCAAGAAAGAGAATGCTTTGTTCTTTGGTGTTGTTTCTGCTGCTGCAACTGGTTCAACTACAACTGCTGAAACTAACGATTTATTACAATTGATCGACTACATTGGCAACCAAAAAGCTGCTAACTACAATGCATCTTATGTATTAGTGAGTGAGCAACAAATGGGCAGATTATTGAAAGCTACTGTAACTGCTGGTTACTATGCTGGAAACGGATCTGTTGTGGTTAACCCTAATGGTGGCATCACAATCTGGGGTGTTCCAGTTGTGTCTGCATCTTGGGTAACTGACAACAAAGCGTTAGTAATCGACAACGACTACATCGAGAGAGTAGAAACTGAATCTTTAGCAATCGAGTTCTCTTACGAGAATGGAACAAACTTCCAAAAGAACTTGATCACTGCGAGAATTGAGTGTATGGAAGAAATCAACTTAATGTTGGCTAACTCTGCTATCTACGCTACAATGTCATAATTGATGATTTAGTGAATATCCCCCAAAGGGTGTGGCTTAACCGCTGCACCCTTTTTGTTTTATAAAAAAAGAGTAAATTTGTAAAAACATAAGAAATGTATAGTTATCAAATAGATTATGTCATCCAAAACAACACTCCAACGGAGGAATGTATCACTGTTGCAGAGGCAAAGCAATATTGCCGTGTGACTAATAATGTTGAGGATGATTTGTTTGTTGATTTGATTATTCAAGCAAGACAAATCGTTGAGAAAATCACAAATATTAAGTTGGTTCCTTGCCAGGTGGATGTTTGGTTCAATAATGCTGGAGGTAATTTCCAATTGCCATTTGGACCAGTTACATACATATTGGGAATGTGGGATCAGCAAAACAATCAAATTCCATCGACTACATATAGAATAATTGGGGCACAATACCCAACTGTTCGTTATCCTTTATACGGAGAAATTAAAATGTCTTACATGGCTGGTTTTGACTGCGTTCCTACCGATTTAAAGGTGGCAATGTTAGATCAAATCAACTATGACTACGAGAATCGTGGAATGGATGTAAACGACATGGGAATATGTGAAAAGACAATGAGAGCATGTCAAAGATGGACAAGAACAAGCCCAATTTTATAAAATGAGAATAGGTTTACACAAAGACAATTATGTTGATGCCAACTCTATGAATAGATTGGTTGATGTTTATGCCCCTACAAGGGTTGCAGATGGGCAAGGTGGTTACACAACTACTTTTGCCTTACAACAGACTGTTTGGGGAGATTATCGACCACAAGAGCAAAACAGAGCCCTTTTAGAGAGTGAGTTAAGTTTTACTCGTATGGCTAAGATGTTTATAAGATGGGATTTAGAAATAAACGACAATTACCAACTTGAGGTTGAGGGGCAACGTTACACAATCCATTCAATTAAGGACGTGGACAATGCTCATCGATTTTGGGAAATCATAATGTATGCCTAAAGGATTTTCTTTTAATCTTACTGGACTTGATGCCTTTGATCGAAAATTAAAGGATTTAAAAAGTGATGTTTACAAGAACACAGTTGCCGAATTGAGTGCATCAACAATGAGAATTGAGAAAGCCGCAAAAAGAGAAGCCCCAGTTAATTTGGGTACTTTGAGACAAAGCATTCATGCCGTATCTTATGCCCCTTTAACTCATGCCGTTGTATCTTACGCTTCATACGCACCATACGTTGAGTTTGGAACTGGTGGCAAGGTAAGTGTGCCTCCAGGTTATGATGATTTTGCAATACAATTTAAAGGATTGCCAGGTGGTTCTTATTATGACTTTTTAATGGCAATTGCCGAGTGGGTAAGAAGAAAGGGAATAAAACCTAATAATGCTACATACAATACAAAAACAAGGAGGAGGACTGGTTCAAAATCACAAAAGTTTGATCAAGATGTAAGAATGGCTCAAGCCATAGCTTTCTCAATACTTAAAAAGGGAATAAGACCTCAACCATTTATGATACCAGCTTACGAAGCAGAAAAGCCAGTATTGATTGACCGATTAAAAAAGATATTAAATGCTAAATCCTAACATTGAAATAAAAAAATGGTTTTTTACTCACTTAGTTAGTGCTACTGGATTGAGTGTGTATGATGGTTTTGCACCAGATAACGCTGGTTCGGAATATATCATTTTAGATGGTCGAACATCATCTCAAGAACAAGGTAAAACGAGTTTTGTAAACTCAAATACCATCATCGTTGACATTGTTACAAAAAATGCTAACTTTGGGTATAAACGATCCGAAGAAATAAGCAATTTGGTGTTAACGGCAATAAACTCCGATACTCAAATAACATTACCAACTGGGTGGCAATCCACAAGTTTGTTTGTTCAAGGTATTAGAAACATCGATGGCTTAAACCCTTTAGACAACGTTTTTAGGACATTAATAACATATAATTTAACAATTACTCAAATATAAAAATTAAATAAAATGGCAGAAACTTTTGTAAGCGGTAGAGACTATCTACTTTTCGCAGACTTAGCTGGTGGTACATCTTTTAAACCAGTAGCTTGTTTGACATCAAACTCTTTTACATCAACTGTAAACACAATTGATGCAACATCTAAGTGTGGAGACTTATTCCAACCAGGTCCAGCATTCAATCAATCATTCAAATGTGAGGGATTTGCAATTGATGAGACTGGAACTCCATCAAAAGATAGTTACCAACAATTATATGCTGCACACGCTGCTGGTACTGTTTTTACAATTAAAATGGGTAAAGCAAGTCCAGTTGCTGGAGATGTTTACTATGGTGGAACAGCAACAAGTGATGTGTTTATAAGCAATTTTGATGTAAACGCAGATGATAAAGATGATGTTAAATTTTCTGCAACATTTGTAGTTAGCGTACCTCCTATTGCACAAACAGAACAATCTTAATAAAATAAAACGATTATGTTTAAATTAGTATTGAAGGATCGAACCCTTGATCTAAAATGGGGTACTTGGGCGATGAAACGCTTTTGTGAATTAGAGGGCAAGAATTTAATGGAAATGATAAATGTATTATCATCTGGAGAATTTGACCTTAAAACAATTGTGAGCATCATTCAAGCTGCTGCCGAATGTGGCTGCAAAACAACAAAACAACCAATTGACTTTGGAGAGTTTGAGGTTTGCGAATGGATTGATGAGGCTGGTGGTTTATCTGCAAAAGATACTCAAATCATTGCTTTTATTAATTATATGCAAAAGGCAATGACTCCAGACCTAAAACAAGAGGTTAGCGAGGAAAAAAAAAGTTAGGTTTTTATAGTTGGGATTCAATAATAGTTCTCGCTTTGGAGGTTGGCTTAACGATAGATGAGTTTTGGCAACTTACATGGCGAGAATTTTTGTTGTATAGAATAGCATTCGAGAATAGGCAAGTTAAAGAATGGGAAAGAACAAGATTAATTTCGTATATGCTTTACCGAGCAAATACAACTGATTCAAACCCAAAATCGCTTAAATCGTTTATGCCATTACCAACAGATGCGGTTGAGGATGACACTCCAAAACTAACTCAAGAACAATTGGCTGAAACATTGAAAATGTACGGAGTAAATTAAAAAAATGGCACAAGAAACTTTAAAGCTGGTTATAACTGCCGATACCCAAGAGGCAATCAACGACATTCAACAATTTGCAAATAAAATGCAAGGTGTTAGGACTAAGTTGGGTGAAATGGCAACTCAAACGGCTCAAACAACTCAAGTTTTATCTAACTTTTCAAGAGTTGCACAAGATGCTCCTTATGGTATTTTAGGTATTGCAAACAACATCAACCCTTTAGTAGAGTCATTTCAACGATTAAAAGAAACAACTGGATCAACAACTGGTGCAATTCAAGGTATGATTGCTGGTTTAACTGGTCCAGCTGGTATTGGTCTTGCCGTTGGTGTTGTTACATCTTTGCTTGTTTCATTTGGTAAAGATATTGCCAACTTTTTTAAAGGAGCAGTAAATCAAGTTGATGAACTTAAAAAGTCATTAGCAGAAATAAACAAAGAATTATTTAAAATAGCTGGTTCTGCTCAAGCTAATTTATCAACTGGTAAAGTTTTAGCTGGTATTATTGGGGATGATAAACAGACAATGGATAGAAGAAAAAATGCATTGGCTGAATTAAAAATACTCTATAAAGATAGTGAACAAATAAAGAATTTAGAGGTTACAAGTAATAAGGAATATCTTAATACTATTATCAATCAAGCTGCAATGCAGCAATTTGCTATAAAGAGTCAAGAGAATAATCAACAAAAATTGACTGCTTTATATGATCAAAGAAAACAAGATGAGGCAAAACAAAAAACAGAATTATCAAATATAAAAGGATCAATTTACACTGCTACTGGACCAGGAGGACAAGTTTCGGAAATTACTGTTGAACAACAAATTGCATCTGTTAATAAAAAATATGATAAGATTTTTGCTGCACAAGATATATTAATCAAAAAGGCAGAAACAAAAAATGCTGAAATGGTTAATGCTATTGTCAATTTTGGAAGACCAGCTAAGGCACAAAAAATTGATAATTCTGGTATGCAAGAACTTGAAAGAGAAATAAAGATGTTGGTTAGAGAATATAATTCTTTGCCACATCCTAAGCATCAAGAATTAGCAATTGAAAGAGAGTCTTTATTTAATAAACAAGAGGCTTCTGTATTAAAAAAGAAAGCAACAACAGAGGGGATGGCTTGGGCTCAACAAGATATGTACGACTTGACTAAGGCTCAAAATGCAGAACAAGAAAAATTCAATAATAACTTAAATTTAACAAAAGATATAGTTGGGAATTTAGCACCAGCATTTGAGAGTGTATTTAGTGCAATGATTATGGGAGAGGATGTTGGCAAGGCTTTAGAGGCTTCATTTAAACAAATAGTTATTCAATTAATATCAATGGTTACTCAAGCCTTATTATTTAAAGCTATTTTAACTGCCATTACTGGAGGAACTGGGGCATTTGGGGAGACTGCTGCTGGTGCCGTTGGATTTGGAGGTGGATTTGGTGGATTTATGGGAGAGTTTTTATTAAGAGGCTCGGATTTAGTATTGGCAACACAAAGAGCAAACACAAATTTAAGTTATAGAAGATAATGGCATATTACAATAAATACAAGTTGACATTTGCTACTAAAACAAGCAAAACTGCTTATTTATATTTGCAAGAGGATTTGTCATCAGCACCAACTGTGATTGAATATTTGGGAGTTAATTTGTCTTTACAATACTTGCCAAAATCGGATGATCCATTTGAGCCAATCTTTGCAAGTCAATTGAATGTTACAATGGATGTGACCGATGATTTGGCTAATATGCCCAATTTCGTGACACTTAATGACCGAAAGTATTTTGCTAAATTATATTTAAACGGAGACCTTGAATGGACTGGTTTTGTTTTATCGGATAATGTTCAAGTGACATTCTCAACTGGTAGAAAACAAATCTATTTTAACTGCGTTGATGCATTGGGTATGTTAAAAGACATCCCTTTGCCAATACCAAACACAGTTAATACAAATACATACAAAAGCGTACTTTATTACTTATATACGGCTTTAAATACCCTTAATTTACCAACAACTCCAAACATTGTCACGGCTTGTTCTTATTACGCTTCGACAATGAGTAATCGTACAACTGGTTCACAATATGAGCCATTTTCTCAAACTTATTTGCCTTATAGGACATTTGAGAACCAAGATTACTCTTACATGAATTGTTTGGACATTGTGACTAATTTGGTAAAATCATTCGGATGCCGAATATTTATGGCACAAGGCAAATGGTGGATTGTAGCGGTTAATGAATTTGCAAATGAGAACGTTTATTACACGGAATACACATACAATGGAACCTTAGTTACAAGTGGTCAATTTAATAGATTTAGTCTTATTCAAGGTTATACTGGGAATACAAGCAATGTGTTTTTTGTTGACAATAGTCAATTTAAAATTTTGTTAAAAGGATTCAATCAAATCAAGTTTACCAAACAAGCAGAAACGGCTTTTAATTACTTATCAAATGGTAATTTAAGACCTTTGCAAAGTGGTTCGACTACAAGTCCAGAAAATTGGACTGCATCTTACACTGGTTCTGGATATGTGACTTATGTAAACAACGTTGATGAAGACTCGGCAAGAATAACTTTATACAAAGGAATAGGCAATACGGCATCTTTGGAGGTTAAATTGGCTGCGGCTGGTCAACCAGCTTCTGGTCCTTATGTTGGATCAGGCGAATTGATGACATTTAGTTGGATTTACCAAGCCCAAGATTTTAGTGGCAAAAGAGGAACTATTTATGTTTCAATCGTTGGCTCATCATCAACTTATTATTGGGATGGAACAACATGGGTAAATGGCACAATTAGTTCTTTTGATGTTCCTCAATATAATAACGAGGGTGCTAAAACTGGAGGTGTTAATACATATAGTTTTACAACTGCTTTGGCTCCCATAGCTGGTCAAGTATTTTTCAAGATAAGCATGGAGGCTGGTTCTGGTACTGGTATAACTGTTAGCAATTTAAAAATGACAATTACACCAGTTACTGACTATGTAGAATATCTTTCTTATTTGAATACAACTAAACAATATGTTAAGGAAATTGAGATTCCTTATGGGTATGCGGTTAGTGGGGGAAGCTATGCAACAGAGAAAGGAGCATTCCTTTTAAGTAACGGAATTGTGACATCGGCATGGTATCAACAAGGTAAAACGGCAACTTATACAAGTATAGTTGGTTTATTAATGCAACAATACATGAACATATTTGCTAAAAATATCATAAACTTGGATTGTTCATTAACAAGTTTTGACACTGCTAATGGCATAATGAATGCAACTAAAATGCTAAAAGCAACCGATACTGATCCAAGTCAAATAAATGTATCAAGTAACTCGTATATGCTTGGAAATTCAACAATTGATTATGTTGTTGATACAACTAAAGCAACTCTTTTACAAGTGTCAAATACGGACATTACTTGTACTAATTCAACTAATGTGATAATAAATAATAACTTCGACTAATGGCAGACAAAGTTCAAGGCAAAAATATAATACTTTATAAGTCGGTTGGTGCAACCAATACGGCTTTTGCGTGTTCAACCAATTGCACATTTGATGTTCAAGTAAGCCAAAAAGATGTGACAAGTCAATCATCTGCGTGGTTTAACGAATACAAAATAGATGTGGCTTCATGGAGTGTAACTTGTGATGGAATTGTAACTTTAGGTGGTTACTCTTACGCTGATATGTTAGCAACCCAATTGGCAAGAAATACAATAAACATAAAGTTTAGCATTGATAATGGGGCAGATGGATTTGTCATTCTTGGAGGAACGGCAATAATTACTTCAATATCATTAACCGCACCTTATAAAGACATTTCAACTTATTCGGTTACTTTGCAAGGGGTTGGGGCTTACACAATAACTTAGTAACTTTGACTTATGGCAGTTAAGGTAAATGGTAGTAATGTAATCTTGTATAAAATAGACACAAGTACAATTCCAGCAACGGAGACTCCATTTGCGTGTTCTACAAATTGCACATTTACGACACAAACAGAATTAATTGAGGTCGCATCTTCAACGGATGCGTGGTTTAATTTACCTAAGGATAACCTTTCAAGTTGGTCAATGAGTTGTGATGGGATTGTTACTCTTGATGGTTTTTCTTACGATGAGATTGCTTTAGCACAAAAGAATAGGACTTTATTTTTAACACGATTCCAAATAAATAACGGAGTCGATGGTTATCGTTATATAAGTGGATATTGTTTTATAGGTGGATTTTCTATTACTGGGAACTATAAGGAAATTGGAACGTATAGCGTTAATTTGACTGGTACTGGTAAATATTACACGGAGGCAACTCCAACTACTACGACAAGTACCACGAGCACATCAACGAGCACAACCACATCAACCACGACAAGTACAACCACCTCAACAACCACAAGTACGACAACGACTACCACGACTACAACCACCACAAGTACGACCACAACAACAACTCAACCACCAGTTTGGTACAAGTTGTACAATTGTGCTACTGCTGCAATTGAATATTCAAGGTCTTATCCAAATGGTAGTTTTGCATTAAATGATCGAGTGACTGCGATTGGTCAAACTTATCGTATTGATCAAGTTTTATTCTCCGATCCAGGTGGTTTGGCTTTAACAATTACTGCAACTGGTTTGACTGGTTGTCCTACAACAACGACAACCACAACAACTACAACGGCAGCTCCATTGGTTAACTTTGATATTTCTTATGCTTGTAGTGGTGGATTGTCAAATATCACAGTAAACAATTTCCAAAATGGTTCTGGTGCTTACCAAGTTTCAACTCAAGTTTATGCAAGTGCATCCGCTGCTTATGCTGGTACATTTAGCGATGAGACTGGTGGTTCAAGGACATTTTACGGATGGAGTGCAACTGCAACGGCATATGTGGCGGTTAGAGACAAGAATAATACTATAAACGTATTGGCTAAATCTGTGACTCCAAATTGTACGACTACGACAACGACATCAACAACAACTTTGCCACAAGTATGGTATTTGCTTTATAATTGTGCTACTGGTGCCAATTCAACATCGACTAACTACATTAGTGGATCATTTGCTTTGAATGACCGAGTTACATCAACTGGTCAAACATTTAGAATTGACCAAATTTATTATAGTGATCCAGGTGGTGTTCATCTTTCAATTACGGCAACTGGGTTAAGCGGATGTCCAGCGACTACGACTACTACTACGACCACGACTACATTGGCTGCGGTTAATTTTAACATTTCGTATGCTTGTGGTGGTGGAACGGCTTCAATCACTGTGAATGCGTTTACTGGCGGTTCTGGTTTATATCAAGTAAGTACGCAAACTTATTCCTCTCCGAGTGGGGCTTATAGTGGTGCGTTTACGGATGAGACAAGTGGATCAAGAACATTCTTTAACCAAGATGATACTGCTCATTATGTTGCCGTTAGGGATAAAAACAATCCAACGAATGTTTTGGCTAAAGGTATCACTCCAGCTTGTGCGACAACGACTACAACAACTACGACAACAACATCGACAACAACTGCTTATCCAGGTGTTTGTGAGTCTTATACGGCTGATAACAATAACGGATTTGGTTTAACGGCTCAAGTTGATTATACAGATTGTTTTGGAAACCCACAAAGTGTGTATATTGCAGATGGTGGAACGAGTACATTTTGTGCTATTCAAGGAACTGTGGTGGATGTTGATAGCTTATGTACTATTACCGACAATGGTTTATGTCCTTAAAATAAAAACGTATGAAGATGAGATTTATTTGTGCCCAACCAGCCACATTGTTTTATGCATGGCAAGTTGAGGTAATGTTGCAAAACTTTATGAGTGTTGGGATAAACCCAAACAATATTGACATTGTTTGTCATATTGAAGACACTGTTCCCTTTGAGTGGTCAAGACTTGCCAATCATTATGCTGCGAGGTTCTTTTTTTACTTTGATCAACGAGAAACCAAACATTATGTTTCATCCATTAGACCAAACATCTTAAAACAACATTTTGCGAATAACCCAGACTTAAAGGATGATGCCATATTTTACCATGATTGTGACATTGTATTTACTAAGCCATTAGAATGGTACAAGTTTACTTTTGACCAAAATTGGTATGGATCGGACACAAGATTTTATATTAGTCACGATTACATTATAAGCAAAGGCGAGGATGTATTGGACAAGATGTGCGAGATAGTGGATATTGACAAACAAATCATCAAGGATAACGAGTTAAATTGTATCGGTGCTCAATATATCATGAAAGGGATTGACTCTCAATTTTGGGCAGATGTGGAAAGGGATTCCGAGAGATTATTTAAGGAAATTACCGACCTTAACAACGAAAAGATTGCTTTGGATAGACATACAATGCCACCTGGAGAGGCGAGACAACCTTATCATCCTTTGCAAATTTGGTGTGCGGATATGTGGGCGGTGCTATGGAATGGGTGGAAACGAGGACACAAAACCATTTGCCACGATGATTTAAAATTCTCTTGGGCAACAAGCAATCAAAAGACTTGGGATGAATGCTACATTTACCATAATGCTGGGGCTGTCAATAGTGAAAGCGGAATATTTTACAAAGGCGATTACAATACCAAAGTGCCTTATGGAGTTCAGTTAAAACTAAATGAGGACTCTGCATCCTACAATTACTACAAACTAATTCAAGAAACTGCTAAAACCTCTGTATTATGCGTGTAATTTGTGGGTTTTACGGAGGCAAAGAATGTACCGATAAATTAATAGTCAAGGATGATAAATTAGTTATAAGGGCAAACAACGACATTGTGGGCGATCCACAAGTGGGGCAAGTCAAATGGCTTTCTATTGATTGGGAACACAACGGAGAGTTACACTCAAGCCGATTTAGGGAGGGAGATTTGGTTACCCTACCAACCACCAAAAACAAACGATTGGGCATTTTCTATTCTAACAATAACAATAAAAGGATTTGGGATGCCATTTATAAGTCATTAGATAGCATAAAAATCGCCTCAAATGGCAAAGCCGACATAATCACTTGCCTTTGGGAAGAAATGCCCTTAAATCCGTTTTATTGCATTCCAAGTTGGTATCGGTCTCAAAGCCACCTTAATCAATTACTTCAAATTATGCAATGTCTTTACATGGCAAAGGATATGGGGCAATATGAATATGTTAGTTTCTTGGAGCACGATGTTTTGTACCCAGAGGGGTATTTTGATTTCCCAGACTTTGAAAGGGGGCAAGTTTTGACAAATATGAATTATGGAGGAATTAATAAAGATGGATGGCAAAAGAAAACCCAAAACGATGAGCCGTTTCATCAAATGACAATGAGGTTTGAAGATGCCATTGAGCATTGTGAAAGGATTTTACCAAACGCACTCAAAACAAATAGCGGAAATATTGAGACCGATTATTTAACGAGGATTCAATGGCTATGTAAAAATGAGGCAATTCACATAAATCACGGAGTGCATTTTACAAGTCATAATTCAATTTACAATCGACTAATAACATACAAAGTGCATCCATATTGGGGCGAACATTCTAATTTTATTGAATTGTTTAAAATTGAGTAATTTTGGGGAAATACCAAGATTATGGCTTGTAATAATAGTGCTGATTTAAGACCAGCAAACTACAACATTCAAATTTGGAAAGAAGATAACTGGGCTCAAACCTTTGCTCTATTTGCAAACACTGTTCCAATCGATTTGACTGGGGCTTATTGTGAAATCCAAATTCGACCAAGTATAAATTCAACAACTGTTTCTGCAACATTAGATAGTGATGGTAATGGTATAACAATTGGAGGAGTTGACAACAACTTAATTTCCGTTGATTATCCAATCACAATCGATGCTGGTGGTTATGTTTACGACATGACTGTGGTTTTTCCAGGAGACTTTACTAAGACTTATATTTGGGGCAATTTCGTAGTTTATCAAGATATAACACAAATTTCATGAGTACAGAGATAACAATACAACAAGATCAAATCGACATAAACGTTGACACTACAACCATTGTGATTGAGTCGCCTCAAGGCGGTTATCCTTTGCCAAGTTCGGTTTATTCGGTGTTTGGTCGTGTGGGCAATGTAATTGCACAAGATGGAGACTATAATTTGACTCAATTGGGGGATGTGACAATCTCAAATCCTTTGACTGGTCAAGCCTTAGTTTATAACGGAACGGCATGGGTAAATAATACCGAGACTTACACTGGTACAGTTACCTCCGTAAATATGAGTGTGCCAACTGGTTTAACGATTAGTGGCAATCCAATTACAACGGCTGGAACTTTAGCTTTAGGATTGGCAAGTGGATATTCTATTCCAACGACTGCATCTCAATCAACTTGGGATACGGCATATTCTCGTAGTTTGACATCGGCTGCCGTAACTGGAACCACAACAAAGACTTTGACTTTAAACGAGCAAGGCGGTGGAACTATAACGGCTACATGGAGTGATTACGACACGGCTCCAGTAACATCGGTTTTTGGTCGTACTGGGGCGGTTGTGGCAGAGAGTGGCGATTATACTACGTTATTAGTACCAGAAAATACAAACTTATATTTTACCAACCAACGTGCGAGATATGCTATAAGTGGCGACTCAAACTCTGGTGTGGTTTATTCAAATACAACTGGAATTATTGCTTTAGATGATATTCCAAACACAAGCCTTTTGCACGATTCAATTACCATTAATGGTTACTTGACTGCATTGGGTGGAACTGTTACTTTAACAACAACGGATGTTGCAGAGGGAACAAACCTTTATTACACTCAAGCAAGATTCAATTCGGCTTTTGCTGCTAAGACAACAACTGATCTAACGGAGGGTACTAACTTATATTTTACAACTGCAAGGGCTCAAGCTGCTATCACTGGCACAAGTCCAATTTCGGTTACAAGTGGTGTGGTTTCAATTAGCCAAGCAAATACAACAACAAATGGTTATTTGTCATCAACTGATTGGAACACTTTTAATGCCAAGCAAAATGCTTTAACATTAACCACAACTGGTAACAATGGATCAGCAACTTTAGTTGGTGCAACTTTAAACGTTCCAACTTACACATTGGCTGGTCTTGGGGGTATTAGTTTAACTGGTTTGAGTGCTACGAGTCCATTGTTGTACGATAATACAACTGGAGCATTTAGCATTCAAGTTGCAAACGGATCACAAAACGGATATTTGTCAAGTACAGATTGGACAACCTTTAATGGCAAACAAGCTGCTTTAAGTGGCACTGGATTTGTTAAAATAAGTGGAACGACCATTTCTTACGACAACTCAACATATTTAACAACAATTGAGGGAATTACTGCTGGTGGCGAATTAAGTGGAACTTATGCATCTCCATCATTAGTGAATAGTGCAGTAACTGGAAAGGTTTTGACTGGTGTAAATATCACTGGTGGAACCATCCAAGCGACTGACTCAATCTTAACTGGTTTTGGTAAATTACAAAACCAAATCAACGGTTTGATTGGTGGATCAATATACAAGGGAACTTGGAATGCATCAACTAACACTCCGACATTAACATCAAGCGTTGGAACGGCTGGTTGGTATTACATAGTAAATGTTGCTGGTTCTACAAACCTAAACGGAATTACCGATTGGAATGTAGGCGACTGGGCGATATTTAACGGAGGTGTATGGCAAAAAGTGGACAACACGGATGCCGTTGTTTCTGTGAACGGATTTACTGGTGCAGTTTCTTTGACTACATCAAACATAAGCGAGGGAACAAATCTTTATTATACCGATGCGAGAGCAAGAGGTGCGTTGAGTGCTGGAACTGGAATTAGTTATAATTCAACAACTGGTGTGATTACAAATAGTGCTCCAGATCAAGTTGTTTCTTTAACTGGTGCTGGAACTACATCAATAAGTGGAACATATCCAAACTTTACTATAACAAGTAATGATCAGTATGTAGGCACTGTGACATCGGTTGGAATTACATCAACGGCTGCTGCATTAACAATATCAAACACTCCAATCACATCAAGTGGAAACATTGGTTTAAACTTTGCTGGAACATCTGGTCAATATGTGGCTGGAGATGGATCATTAGCAACTTTGCCAAGTTTGACTGGGTATGTACCTTATACTGGTGCAACACAAACTGTTGATTTGGGTGCGTGGGATTTGAATGCAAGAGGAATAAAAGTAAACGGAACTGGCGGTCTTGGTCATGTGGACATGAAGCATCAAAGTGGAACTCCAACTGGTAGTGCGAGTTCATCAACAATGTATGCAGATGTAAACGGAGACATTGCATGGTTAAATGACCATAGTTATACAATGACTTTGATTGCAAGTGCTAATACTGCAAATCGTAATTACACATTCCCTAATGCAAGTGGAACCATTGCTTTAACAAGTGATATTAGTTATCCAGTTACAAGTGTATTTGGTAGAACTGGTGCAGTAACGGCTCAAAGCGGAGATTACACAACAACTCAAGTAACAGAGGGTACAAATTTATATTATACAGATGCTCGAGCTCGTGGGGCTATTAGTTTAACGACTACTGGAAACAACGGAGCATCAACATACAATAGCACAACTGGTGTTTTAAATGTGCCTACTTATACTTTAGCTGGTTTAGGTGGTATCAACTTAACATCTTTAAGTGCTACAAGTCCTTTAGCTTATAACAACACAACTGGTGTTTTCTCAATTCAACAAGCAAACGGCTCACAAGCTGGTTACTTATCAAGTGCTGATTGGACAACATTTAACTCTAAGCAAGCAACAATTACTTTAACTACAACTGGTACAAGCGGTGCTGCGACATTTAGTGCTGGAACTTTAAATATCCCACAATATCAAGCGGCATTAACAAACCCAGTAACTGGAACTGGTACAACAAATTCAATTCCTAAATTTACTGGGACAAGTACAATAGGTAGTAGTATATTAAATGATAATGGAAGTACCGCTATTGGAGTTGGTGTATCAACTTCGGCATGGGGGTCTCCATTTATTGTTTCTCAATATCCTTATGGTTCATATTCTGGTGGAACGAGTAATGGTTCTTGGGTTGGCGGTAATAATAATTATTATGATGGTAGTAATTATAAATATGCATTAGCAGATTATGCTACAATGTTAGTTCAAGGTGGTGGAGATTTTTATTTTAGAACTGCAACAAGTGGGACTGCAAATGCAAATATTACTTGGTTAGAAAGATTAAGAATAACTAATTCTGGAAATGTAGGAATTGGTATTTCTAATCCTATTGACAAATTTGTAGTAAACTATGGAACTAATAAAAATACATATTTGCGTTTAGGTAACCAAAGTGTATCTTCTGTTGGTTTTATAAACGATGCTGGTACTTCTTATGTAGATGGAGAAATTGATGGAGCAAATATTTTATTTGCTGGTATTAATAGTGCAGTTAGAATGAAAATTGACACTAATGGTAAAATTACAACTCCATATCAACCAGGATTTTATGCTTATGGTGTGTCAGGTTCTACTTATGCATCTGGTAGTTATTGGATATTCCCAACAACACAATTCAACAGAGGTAGTCACTATAATACATCAAACGGAATATTTACTGCTCCAGTAGCTGGTGTTTATTTCTTTGCTTTTGGTAATTTAATGGGAACAGAGGCAACAGTTTATAGATGGTATTTATATATTAATAATTCATCTGGTGGTGCTGGTCCAGAGTTTCAATTAAGAATGGATAAAACTGGGCAATCTGGTGCTCCTTATGGATGGGATTTAGCAAAAACAGTTTTAGTAAATTTAGCAGCTGGAGATACAGTTAGGATAATGTCTCAGTCTGATAATGGGTCAAATTTATTCCCAGGAAATAATAGTGCTACTGAAGCATATCCATTCTTTATGGGATATTTAGTTGGTTAAAAATTAATAAAAATATGGAATACAAAATTACATTGACAGAAACAGAAAAATTAGCATTAGAATATGTAGCATATGATGCTTTTGATTGGATTGAACATGCTGCAAAAGAAAGGGCAAGAATTGCAATAGAAGATATTGTTAAATTAGCAATTGAAAAGTTTTTAGAATTAGGAATAAATATCCCAAATTCTAAAGAAGAAATTGTTATATCAGCTTATAATTATGGTTGGATTCAAAAGGCAAAGGATAAAACACCAACATTAGAGAATAAATTATAAATTTGTAAAAAATAAAACGTATGATCACATTAACACAACAAGACTTACAACAATTAGAGGCAATTTTAGTTGATGCTCCTTATAAGGTTGCACAACCAGTATTGGCTATTTTAACCAAAGCAATTCAATCTCAACAACAAGCACAATCAGTACAAGAGCAACCAGTTGAGGGATAATGAAAAATCTGTTCATAGCAGTTTTACTTGTGATTATGGGGTGGCTGATTTTCAGTCGCCCTATATCCAGTATTGAGACTCGTACCGAGATTGACACAATCTATAATTACGATACCCTAAAAGTCTATAAAAAGGGCAAAGACATTCCCTACAAAATATTAGACACTACCTACCTAATAGATGAGATTCACGACACTCAATTCATAGTTAAGGACTATTCGCAAATAAAGGCTTATTCCGACACTATTTACAAGGACTCAAGCCGTTTTGTTATCAACGACACAATCGGTCAAAATAAGATACTTTCAAGGGGATTTGAGGCACTATTACACGAAAAAACCATCATTAAAAATAATTATATCTTTGAGAATAGAAACAACCTTTATTTAGGGGTTATCGGAGGCAAAGACAAAATCGGCTTAGGGGCTATTTATAGCACTAAAAAGGGGATGTTTATGTTGTCTTATGACAAACAAATAAATGTTGGCTATTTTAAAAAGATATATTGATGGCAACAAGCAAAAAAATCGGAGTAAATCCTCTCCCAATTTCGTTCAAGGATTTCGCAAAAAACCCAATTGTAGGCACATTATTCGTTGTCTTGATTGGGATTTCTTATTTATACATAGACATAAAAGGTACATTTCAAGGTCAAATCCAAAGCCAGGAGTTTAGGATCAGTAACCTTGAGCATAAAGATTCTATAAAAACACAAGCATTAATTGAGTGTAAAACGGCTTTAAGTGCTACAAATACCAAGTTGGAGACTTTGGATGCAATGGGAGCCATTAAAAAATCTGTAAACTAATGAAAGCGTTTATATTAACTTTTTTATTCTCTGGATTGTTGTTCATAGGTAATAAAGTAGCAAAAGCACCAGAGGTATCTAATGATGACAAAGAGTTTGAGCAGTTAATGAGTGATTTCAATAAAACGATGGAGCATAACAAGATTATGCAATCCAAAGCTGACTCAACAAAAGATCAAATTATAATTGAGACAACTAAGGAAATTAGTAAACTTTCAACCGAAAATAAACAATTAAAATCCGAGTTAAATGAGGTCAAAGCGATTCTTGATAGTGTTATCGTTGATACTGGTCGTGCATTCGAGTTACTGCCAATATCCCATAAGTAAGATAATAGGTCAAGACACAGTCGTAATAATGACCATCAAACAAGGCGAAGAAATAAACAACCTTTATAGGAACTACAACAAACAAATAGTCTTATTAAAGGACACATTAAAAACTAAAAAACACGATTATGATAGCTTATATAAAACAATTACTGCTAAAACAGATTCATTCTATAATTGGAAATACAAATATTCAATCAACAAAACCCTCTACGAAGCGAGGGAGACCGACCAAGAAAAAATCAACAAAATCCACGCATTAAGCAAGATATTGTTGATGTTCATTATTATTTTACAATTCTCACAATTACATTAATATGATTAAGAATTTTATTTGGCATTTATTTAGCGACAAAAGTCCTTTGAACGCTGCAATCGCAATCGGTGTGGGTGCATTTCTTATGATGACAATCTTTGCTTTAGCCGACATTGGAACTGGTTTAGTTCAAAAGGATTTAGTTGTTAGCGATACAATTTACCATTCATTTGTGGCGATTGTATTTGCTGCATTCTTTAAATCAACTTACGAAAACGTTAAAGGCAACAAGAACTTAAACAATGAATAAAAGAGAAAAACAAGCATTTTTAGTGGGTGCAATCGTTTGGGTTGTATCTTTAACTTATTTTAGTATTAAATTATTAGAACGATGAAATTAAGTGAGCATTTAGACTTATCGGAGGTAATTCGTAGCGAGTCAGCAAAAAGAAACGGCATTTCAAATATGCCAACTCCATTGCACATTGAGAACTTTAAATTATTAGCCGAGAAAGTGTTTGAACCAATAAGAAACAATTTCCGTTGCCCAATTCACATTAGTTCTGGTTATAGATCAGCCGAGTTGAATAAATGCATTGGCGGATCTGCAACAAGTCAACATTGTAGCGGAGAGGCAATTGATATTGATATGGATGGCACTCCAAACGGAGTTACAAACAAAATGGTTTTTGACTTTATTAAAGACAACTTGGAGTTTGATCAGTTAATTTGGGAATTTGGAACAAGAGAAAACCCAGATTGGGTTCATGTTTCTTATGAGTCAACTGGCAAACAAAGAAAGCAAATGTTAAGGGCGGTTAAGTCTAATGGTAAAACAACATACGAGCCGTACACATGATAAGCAAAAAAGCCATTGATTTGATTGTTCAATTTGAGGTTGGTGGCAAAAGTTACTATGACAAGGTTTTGCATCGACCTAACTTTCCAGGTTATGGAGGCATTAAGATTGGCATCGGTTACAATTTGGCTTATACTTATCAAAAACAGATCATAAACGATTGGAGTGGAAATATTAACCCAAACTACTTTCCAGCGTTGTTTAGGGTGTTAGGGTTAAAGGGAATACCAGCCAAACAAATGCTCATTGGCGATTTGTTAAAGGTTACCATCCCTTACTTGAATGCTTATGATGTGTTGGTAAAAAGGACAATTCCTCGCTATTATTTGATGGCATTGGAAATATACCCAGAATTAAGCCTTTTAAACGAAGATACAAAGGGTGCAATCGTTTCGATGATAATGTGTCGAGGAATTAAATTAGAGGGCGAAAATAGGGCTGAAATGAGGGAATTAGTGGATTTAATTGCCGACCAGGACTACGAGGGGATTGCAGATGCGGTGGAAAGGTCTAAAAGGCTAAATGAGGCAAGGGGATTTGATGATTTGGTAAGGAGGCGAGAGGCAGAGGCAGACTTGATTTTTAATTCGATATAAGGACTTCATACGTTTAAACCAAACGTTCCCCGCTTAGTTTCTACTATGGCGGGTTTTTTTTGCCCATTACTTAGACTTTAACTTTTAATTAACATAAAATACTTATGTAATTTTTTGCAAGTATTGTAATTGTGCTATATATTTGTTCTCACATTGCGTTTAGGTCGGTATCGCCAATGGAACAACCGACATACTTTAACCTTAAATAAAACGTATGAAAGAATTAATCGCCCAAATGAAAGAGGCAATGAAAATGACCTATTGCCTAAGAACTGGCTGGGATTTTAACAATCTAAGCACAACCCAAAAAATGATCCTAAACATTTACACAAACCTATTATTTGAATATAATGGGGATGAGGTAAAGGCATTGGAAACATTATCAAACCGAATTGAATCACTTTTATTAAACTCTAAGTAACATGAACCAGTATCAAAAAGACTCAATCAAACCTATTTATGGCTTTATCATTGTTATGGTTGCCTTGTTATTAACTGCAATAGTCGAAAATTTATAAGATATGAAAGAAACTCAAAAGAAAGTTATGTGTATTAGGGTAACCGAAACCATCAAAAAACAATTGGATAATGAGTCCAAAAAGCGTTATTTAACTCCCAGTAAGTTGGCAAGTGTCATCATTGAGGAGCATTATTCAAAACCTAAAAAGCCTTAAATGAAACTAACTCATCAAGCAAGACAACTAATCTTGCACAAAAGGGCAGCAATTTTATTGGAAATGCTAAAAAACGCACAAAGTAGGAAAGATATCTATGCCGTTGAATTATATAACCATAGATCAAATGGAGCCAACAATTACACAAGTGAAAACGACATTCTCATAAAGATTGCCAGAATTAACGGAATCCAAAAGAGAATATTAAAATCTTATCACTTTTTGATTGTGGAACTCTATCAATTGACCGATGATTTTATCTTACCAGTAAATATAATATTCTAATGACACAAAAAGAAAAAGCAGAACAATTAATATTCTATTATCAAAATCTTTTAGAACCTTATTTAGAAAATATTAATTCTTTACGAAATAAGTCAATGCAATGTGCATTAATAGCAGTAGATGAAATAATTGAAGCTAATCCAATAATATTTCGTTTAGATAATACAATTATGTCTAATAAAGGCTATTGGCAAAAAGTTAAACAAGAAATAGAGAAATTATGAATTACCCATCTAAAGAAACCTATTTAATACAGTTAGAAAATGAAACATTACGAGAAAGAGTTAAAGCCCTCAAAAAAAGAATTAAAGAGTTGGAACTATTGGTCGATGCCCAATCTAAAGCCAAGACCGAAAACACACATGGAACAAATCCAGGAGGCACAAAGAATAATTGAGGTGGTTTGTCATTATTATGAGTTTTCGTATAAAGACCTTATTGGTAAGAATCGAACTCCAGCTTTAGTAATAGCGAGGCACATTGCCATTCAGTTTATCAAAAGTAAAACTGATTTAAGCCTAAAAGAGATTGGCAAATTGTTTGACCGAGATCATACAACGATTATTCATGCCATTAGGAACATAGAAGCCAAAAGGACTCATCCTTATGATGAAAGCGTAAAAACCGACCTTTTTAACATTAATTTAATACTTTAAAGAGGTTATTCACAAGATAATTGGTATATTTGATTATTATTCACAAGTAAAACAAACGTATGGAGTTACAAAAAACACTGGTTTACACTAAAGACCAGGTCGAGTTAATTAAGACTCAAATCGCACCAGATGCGACAATGGATGAACTAAAACTATTCCTTTACCAAGCACAACGCACTGGCTTAGATGCTTTGTCAAGGCAGATTTATTGCATCCACCGAAACACTAAATTGCCCAACGGATCATACGGCAAAAAGATGACCATCCAAACATCAATAGATGGTTTCCGAGTTATTGCCGAAAGGTCTGGAACTTATGCTGGACAATCCGAGCCAATCTTTACGACCGATGCCAATGGAAACTTGGAGTCTTGTAAAATATCGGTGTTTAGATTTAAAGGCGATATAAGATACGAGGCAGCCGTTGGAGTGGCTTACTGGTCCGAATATGTACAAACGGATAAAAGTGGAAACCCAATGGGTTTATGGGGTTCTAAGCCAAGAATTATGTTGGCTAAGGTGTGTGAGTCAATTGCACTTAGAAAAGCATTCCCACAAGACTTGAGTGGTCTTTATACTGGCGATGAATTACCAGAGGAAATTGTTGAGAAATCCCCTTACATCAAACGACACGAGACATTTGAAGACTTAGAATTGGCGATTGATTTGTGTCTAAATGTACAAGAGTTGAAAGATTTATATAAACTCAATATGCACCAGGAAAGCGACAAAATGAAACTATTGTTCACTACTAAAAAAGAGACTTTATGAAAGCAATTGAGATGTATATCCTCAAATTAGATCAAACAATCAAGGACTCTAAGAGAGCCCCAAATCAAGATGTGGTCAAAACAATGGAGGCTTGTTTACAATTAGCCAAAGACCTTTACGAGATGGAAAAACAAGGGGATGAACTTATCCAACAATTATTTAAAGCTATAAAAGTAAAACCATGAACGATTTATTAATTTGGTCAGTCGCACCAACTAAAGCCGACATTGAAAAGTATTGTGATAATATCGCAAACGAGTTATCGGAGGGATTGACAAAACCAGAGGATGTGGCAGTAAAAATAGGAGCTATTGAGGTATTTGCTAAGACCTTACGATCTAAAGCGGAGGAACATATTGTTGATTTTCTTAACAAATGCCCTAAAGGTGCATACAATCATTTGGGTGCTGATCTAAAGTTAAAGGACTCTCAAACTTATGATTATGGTGCATATTCCGAAAGATGGGCTGAATTACAAGCCCAAATCGATGTACTTAAAGCCGAGCAAAAGGAAATCGAAGAAAACGGCAAGAAATTCGAGAGAGGTCAAATTCCATTGAAGACCTACAAACAAACTTATTCCATCACTTTAAATAAATAATATGGGAAAGTTTGGAATCAAAATATTTTTTACAAAACAAAATATAGCCATAACTCCAAGTTTAAATTTATACATAGCAAAAGGGTATAAACAAATAAATGGGGATTATTATCCAGATGAGTTTGTTTTTGCGTTTTGTTTTTTAACCATTAACATTGAATTATGGAATAATAAATTTTGGAATGGATTTTTTAAAATAAATAAATTAAAATAAATATGATAGTATTAAACATCAAAAAAGAGGACATCAATTTCACTAAACACAAGAATGGCAATCATTATGCAACTATTGTAGTTGAGAAACGCAAAGAGGTTGACAAGTACGACAACACTCATACAGTTTATAACGGACAAACTGCAACGGAAAGAGCAGAGAAAGCCAAAAAAGAATATTGTGGCAACGGCAAAGAATACGTTTGGAGTCCAGAGGGAAAAAACGAGTTTAAGACTGTTAAGGTTATTGAAATATCAGTTGATAATGATGATTTACCATTTTAACATAAGATTAACGTATGAAGACATTATTTGATGATTTAGAAACTAAGGAACACAAATGGTTTGTTGAATACGACAAAGAAAACCCAGAGATTTACGAGTTTTTTAAGCGTTATTCTTTAACGGCAATTCAACGAGGGCATAAGAATTTATCAGCCGAGTTTATTTTTAATGTGATTAGATGGGAGACTCCAATCAAAGCTGGAGATGACTTTAAGATCAACAACAATGCCAAACCATTTTATGCTCGAAAGTTTATGAGGGAATTTCCCCAATATGAGGGATTTTTCCGCAAAAGAACCAGTAAAGCCGACCAGGTTTACTATTAAAGTCTTATATTTGTTCCAGGTATTGCAGACCTATTACGAACTTTTTGCCCTTGATACAACCTACTATCTGCAATGTAGTAGGGGGTTGATAGGGCTTTTTTATTATGAAGAAAAATGATTTCTACTTTAGCCATGATTACAATTCGGCTAACGATACTAAAATCCTATTTCTTAGGCATCAATTAGGGATGGAGGGATATGGAATTTATTGGTTTCTTATTGAACAATTAGCCATTGCTGGGGGCAAATTACCTCTTGATCTTATTCCAATTTTAGCAATGCAGATGCAATCAACCGATGTCAAGGTAAAGGGTGTTGTATTAAACTTTGATCTATTTAAAATTGAACATGAGGAGTTTTATTCGGATCGTTTACAAAAGCATCTTGAACTAAGAACAAAGTTGTCCGATAGTGGAAAAAATGGTGCTGCCAATAGGTGGGGCAATAGGGTGGCTAATGGGGGGGCTATTGGGGAGGTTAATGCAAAGGAAAGTAAAGGAAAGGAAATAAAAGGAAAGGAAAACAAAGTAAAGGTTAGTAGGCAAACCCTATTTAGTGAGACCGAGTTTAATGATATTGATAAATTCAAGGCAGCGTTTATAGGTACTCAATACGAATCCGCAAACTTTGAATATTATCACGAAGTCATAAAGAACTGGTCCGATGCTAAAGGAGAAAAGAAACTCAATTGGATTGCTACGGCTAAAAATTGGATGGCAAGAGACTTAAAAGATGGTAAATTTATACACTCAAATTATAACCCAAATGCAGAACGAATTAATCAAAATCAACAACTCTCTTACGCTGAACGAGAAGCCATCCGCAGAAATAGTCTCTAAACTACCAACACAAAATGACCTGGTAATATTAAAGGCACTCCAATCGGATCCAATTTCTAAATGCTCAAGAATTGAAGTTAAGGAAGTGTTAAAGACTTGTCTCCAATTGAGTGGTTGCCAAACTCCTCCAATACAAGATTTTGACTTTATTGTTGATTTTGTAATTGAGAACTATGGAAACTTTAGACTCCAGGAGTTAAAAGCTGCCTACAATCTTTTAGCAACAAACAGACTTGAAGTAGAAAAACACATTGTATTTAACCCAAGACAAGTTGGAGATGTAATGTCATCCTATAAAAAGATTGCAACAGAAACAAGAAAACTAATTCCACAAAAAGAAACAACTAAAGTTTATCAAGTGAATGAGGAACAATCAATCCTTGAAGAACAAACCTGGTGGCAAACTACAAAAAAGAAAGACTGGCGAATGTTAAATCATCAAGTTTATGACTACCTTTGGAAACGCAAAGTTTTGAATAAAGAAAATGTGACTCCAATTGCTCATGAAATAAGGCAAAAGGTTACAAATTATCTTAGAAATAAAGCCGAGAATGACACTCAATTGGCTGCCATCAAAGATGATGAATTTATAAGAACTCAATGCAAAAAGTACACTTTGGCATTATATTTTGATAATAAACTTAAAGCCTCCTAAACATTAATTTTTAACAAAGTGGTGTTTGTTATGTCGATGGAGGCTTATTTTAACCTATGGAAACTTACATACCAGCCCAAGACATCTTAATCAACATCAAGTTTAACGCAAACACAAGCGAAAACGAAAAACAACTATTAAAAGATGCAATTGATCAAATTATTAAAGGAAAGTGTGATATTCCTCTTGTCGATGATAAAATTCGTGTTGATTAGCATTCCTTTAGCGGTGTTGCTATTTTGCACGGCAAATCTTATCTTTGAAATCAAACGTATGATAAGATGAAAATACTCATAGCGTGTGAAGAAAGCCAAGCAGTTACTAAAGCATTTAGAGCATTAGGACACGATGCTTTTAGCTGCGATTTATTGCCTTGTTCTGGTGGGCATCCAGAATGGCATTTTCAACAAAGTGTATTTGAAGTTATTGATAAAGGTTGGGATATGATGATTGCACATCCTCCTTGTACTTTTTTAAGCGTTAGTGGTGCAAGATGGTTATATAACAAAGATGGCACGATTAATGTAGAGAGAGAGAGAGAGCAATCGTTAGCATTAGACTTTGTTAATAAACTAATGAACGCACCAATTGATAAAATTGTAATTGAAAACCCAGTGAGTGTAATATCAAGTAAAATACGAAAGCCAGATCAAATCATTCAACCTTATATGTTTGGCGATGAGGCAACCAAAACAACTTGTTTATGGCTTAAAAATGTTCCACCATTATTGCCGACAGAGATTGTTGGTAAAGGGGAAAGAACAGTATTCAAAAGTGGAAAAAGTCATCCAAAATGGTATGCAGATGCATTGGCTAAAGCTAAAACAGCAGCAGAAAGGAGAACTTTAAGAAGTAAAACCTTTCCTGGCATTGCAAATGCAATGGCAACTCAATGGGGAAACTTAAAATAAAAATATGACACTAACAATTCCCAAACTAACGGCTAAAGCCCAAAAGATATTCAATGCTTACATAAGGCAACGAGACTCCGAGAACGGATTGTTTACTTGCATTTCTTGTGGTCAAGTAAAACCAACAGAACTTATGGATGCTGGACACTATGTTCCACAAAAGAACTCAAGTGCATTAAGGTTTAATGAATACAATGTAAATGGAGAGTGTAAGTCTTGCAACGGCTTTGATCAGTTCCACCTTATTGGTTACCGAAAAAACCTTATCAACAAAATAGGAATTGAGATGGTTGAATACCTGGAGACTCATAATAGAGAGGTCAAGAAATGGTCACGCACCGAACTTTTACAAATCATCAAAGACTACAAGTTATGACAATAAAATATTCAAATCATAAAAAACAGTTTATACCTTATTACAAAGGATTTTATTTAAGAAAAGGCACATTTCCGATGTTTAACAAGTGGAAATACCTACAAATTGCTTTTTACCAGCATACTTTATTCATTACTTATGGCAAAGAATACCAATAAAACAAATAACCTATGACATTAACATATGAATGGCAAAGATATGATGGTGATTACCAAAAGAAAATACAAGACATTAAGTTAAAGAATGGAGATATAGTTCCATTCTGTTACCCTAATGCAGGCAAATGGAATTGCATGGATGAAAAGAGTCCATATTATGGTAAAGATATACATCACTTATCAGCAGAATTGGTAAGATTAAATAAAGATTGGGATAAATAACCAAAACAAATAACTATGAAAACAACAGCTCATGATTTATTTCCATGTACCAGTATTTTTGCAAATATTGATGGAGAAATTACAGATGTAATAAATATAAAAGATAGTTTTAACAGATTACCTCAAGAGGAAAAACTTAAAATAATTTCAATATTGCTTGAGTTTTGTTCAACTGAAATATTGAGAGAAGTACCACCTTGCAGCAAAAATGAATAAAATAACCAAAACAAATAACCTATGATATTACTTGCAGCACAAATAGAGGGCATTGCCTCACGAAAGGACAAGACAATAAAACTCACATTGGGAACCCAAGAGATGACTCCAAATGATGCAGCCCAAATCTTCAACCTCAATCAAAAACTTTGTTATGTTGCTCTCAAAGAGGAGCACTTTACCCAAGAGGAAGAAACTCTTATTGCCGACCTTAAAACAGACTTTGACAATATCAAATCCCCATCACAACGATTTAGAGCCATTTTGTTCGTTAATTTTCAGCAACGACCAGATGGGTACAAAGATTTCCAATCGTACTACCTTGCGAAGATGGATGCCCTTTGTGAGCATTTTAAGAATAAATTGGATTAACTTTGTTTACAAACATTAACCAAATGGTATTAGGAGAAACAGAATTTTTAACAGTATTGAGAGAGAACGGAGGACTTTATGCAAAGACTGCTAAGGCTATCTCCGAGATGACTGGCATCCCCATTTCAAGACAAGCCGTATATCAAAGAGCCCAAAATTATCCAGAGGTATTGAAAGACATCAAAGAGGAGATTATTGATGGTGCAGAGGATGGATTGGCTGACTTGATGAAGTGCGATGACAATAGGATCAAACTTGAGGCAATCAAACTTTACCTAAAGACTCAAGCTAAATCAAGAGGATATGTCGAAAAACAAGAGGTTGATTTAAGCGGATCAATCAATATTAACTGGGAGGAAAAAAGAACTTACGTTGGCAATAACCCATCAATCTAATGGAATTATCCATAAAACAAACCATTGCACTTGATCACTTAGAAGACAACACAACACTTGAGTTGCTATTCGGTGGGGGTGCTGGAGGTGGCAAGACTGCATTGGGAGTTTATTGGCAGCTAAAGAATAGGCTCAAGTACCCAGAGACAAGAGGTCTTATTGGTCGTGCCGTTCTAAAGACACTAAAGGAAACAACATTGGTTTCACTATTCCAGATTGCTAAGATGCAAGGATTGGAGAGTGGAAAACACTACAAATACAACGGACAATCAAATCAAATTGAGTTTTACAATGGATCAGTAATCTTGCTCAAGGATTTGTTTGCTTATCCATCCGATCCAAACTTTGATGAATTGGGTTCCCTTGAGATAACCGATGCATTCATTGATGAGGCAAACCAGGTTACTGACAAGGCAAAGAATATTGTTCGTTCAAGGATAAGATTTAAACTGGATGAATATAACCTAATACCCAAAACACTTTACACTTGTAACCCAGCAAAAAACTGGGTTTATTCGGACTTTTATAAACCTCAATTGGATGGCACTTTGCCAACATCAAAAAAGTTTATTCCATCGTTAATCGATGACAATCCATTTATATCAAAGCATTATAAGGAATCTTTGCTAACTTTAGATACGGCATCCAAAGAACGTTTGTTATTTGGTAACTGGGAATATGACAACGATCCATCAACCTTAATTGAATATGACAAAATTATTGATTGCTTTTCTAACACATTTGTTCCTACTGGTTCGCCTTACCTTACTTGCGATGTCGCTCGTTTTGGTAATGATAGCACTGTTATTGGCATTTGGCATGGGCTTCGTGTTCGTTTCTATCAGTATCGCAATAAGTCCGTTGTGGAAGTTGCTGACATCATTAAATCCCATCAACAAACACATCAAATCCCAACAAGTCACATTATAGCGGATGAGGATGGCATTGGAGGGGGAGTTGTAGACATTCTGCGTTGCAAGGGATTTGTGAACAATAGTTCGCCTTTAGATAACCCAGTTACACTAAAGAAAGAGAACTTTGACAACTTAAAATCTCAATGCTACTTTAAGTTAGCAGAGAAGATAAACAACAACGAGATTTACATCGAAAACGATGGAAATATAAAACAATCTATTATCCAAGAGTTGGAACAAGTGAAACAAAAGGACATGGATAAAGATGGCAAAAAAAGGATTTTACCAAAGGATAGTGTCAAAGCATTGATTGGTCGTTCTCCAGACTTTAGCGATGCAATGGCAATGAGGATGTTTTTTGAATATTCGCCAAAATTCTCTGTTGCCGTTTGGTAATTACAAAAATTGTAACTTTGAACAAATAACTTAATATGGGTGTACTTGATTTTTTTAGTAAAAAGAAACTCCAAACTGTTGTTCCAACTTATCCAACGAGTTCCCAAATAGCAATACAAAAAGGAATTGTAACATGGCAAGGTGCAAATGCACAAGGTTATGTTCGAGATGGTTATCAAGCAAACGACATTGTTTATTCAATAATCAAACTAATTACGGACAAAGCAAAGTTGGCTCCATTCCACGTTTATAAGGAGGTGGACACTCAAGCTGCGGCTCGTTATAAAGCCTTGATGAAACAACCAGACAAAATCACAAACTGGCAAGAGGTAAAAGAATTGCATACAAAAGCGTTTGAGATTTACACTGGCGATGCAAGACTAAACGACTTATTGAAATATCCAAACGAGGAGGACACTTTTGCTGACTTAGTCGAGCAATGGTGTGCATTTAAACTAATCACTGGAAATACATTCATATATGCAAAACTTATCGAGGGAGGTGCAAACCAATCAAAACCATTCGAGTTGTACGCATTACCATCTCAATACATGGCTATCATTGCAGACGTGGAAGTCTTTCCACCAGTGCGAGTGGGGTACCAATTATTTTATGGTAAGTTGTGGTCATTTGATCCAAAAGAAATATTGCACGACAAATACTTTAACCCAGCATGGAATGTAACTGGTAACCAGCTTTATGGTCAATCGCCTTTATTGGCTGCTGCAAGAACTTTGACTCGTTCAAATGAGGCTAAGACTGCTGCCGTTAGTGCTTTTGAGAATGGTGGACCAGCTGGGGTACTTTACTTTAACGATGACCGATTTGATCCTAATAGCGGAGCACAACAAGCACAAGCATTGAAAAAGTCTGTTGGCGAAAAAAGTGGCTCATCAAACTACAATTCAATTGCCGTGTCTGGTTACAAGGTGGATTGGAAACAAATTGGATTGAGTCCAGTTGAGTTGAACATTATCGAAAGTGAGAAATGGGATATGAAATCACTTTGTAACATTTATGGTGTACCATCTCAATTGTTAAACGATAGCGATAACAAAACATACAACAACCAATTAGAGGGAGAGAAAGCATTGACTTTGCGTTGTGCTATTCCTTTGCTTGATGGTATTG